GTTTGCGCGGCGACTTCGTCGATGAACTAGACGGGTTTGCGCGGCGACTTCGTCGATGGTGTCGTTCAACTCGCGAAGATCTGAATCAAGACGAAGCATTTGCCTCTCAAGAACTTCAACTCGTGCTTGTGCCACGTCGAGCAGGTTTTCGAGATTCTGTATGGTCGCGTTACTCTCCGAAAGTTTGCCTTCTGAATCAGCGAGTCCACCTGCGAGTCTATCGCCCTTCAACAATGCCTCTTTGAGTTCGGTTGACAGTTCTTGGATGGTCTTGTCACGCTCGGCAAGTTCCCGAGTAAGTTTTCCAACCAAGATCGCCGTGGACCTCTCAGAGACCGTCGCGGTCCTCCCAGTCCCCTTCTGGGTAACTTTCATGGTCGCAGGTTTCCTAGGCTTCCGTTCGACGGTGGTAACGGTTTGGGTTGGTGGCGTCGTCTTGTGATGAACCACCTTCTTGTAGTAGGTGCGTTTGACAGGCTGACCACCATTTGCGACTTTGGCTGCGGAACGTTCTCTTGAAAGGGCAGCCATCTTCTCAGCATGAGCAGCAGGATCTTTGGGATATCCAGCAGGCATGACAATCTCCTTATAATTAGTGTTGCTGTTTTGATAATGATGGTTCTTTAATATTGGCGAAAAAGGAAAGACCTATTTCCAATCGTTCAATTTCATGTCACTGCATCTGCGGGTAGCGTGGCATTAAACGTTGTGGTTTAATAGATCTCTCTATTATAGGGCATGTTTTTTCTGCGAGGCAAAAAGAAAGGAGGTCACTGGTGTTGCTCGGGCCTTATAACTATGACGCGATTAGTCTTCGACATTACTATCTAAGATACCATAGTTTCCTTTCATTATAGGGCATGATTTTCTTGCGAGGTAAAACAAGAAGCCTTGTTAGGGCTTCCTGCTTAGAGCTCCAGGTTATCCAGAGCGAACTTGATGTTGTTGACCGTGTTGTTCGTCTTCGTCTTCACTTCTTCCATCTCAGACTTCATCTTCCTAGAACCAACTAGCACAATGGCTAGAGTGGTTGTAGAAGCGATTAGGCTTAAAGAGGAAAGCGTGATGAGGACGACGGATGTCGTGGTGTTCATCTCGTTCCTTTCTTTCGTTGGGGTCTCCATTATAAGCCGTGATATTTATGCGAGACCTTAGTCGAATTCTTCCTCCGCGGGAAAATTGAGGCAAACAAAATAGAAAGCCGTGGAACCTCAGTAGTCGAGGTTCGTTTTGGCCTGTCGATTGCTTACCTGTTCTAAGGGTATTCTATTCATTATAAGGCATGTAAATCCTGCGAGACAAACCTAAAGTCCTGGCTAGGGGCTGTCGGTTCTTGAGATTCAGCGTTCTTCGTGGTCGAGAAGCCAAAGGTAGTATCGATTCGTTTCCTCTTCGAGGGCCGGGTCCTGACGTCGTGTCATACGTGTGTTGTTGACAATGACGTCGGAGTGGTCGACGAAGGAGGAGATTGGTGTATAAAACATTTTGGGGTCCTTAGTGTAGAATATGGTTGTGGTCTCATTATATACCATGTAAATCCTGCGATATGTTAGGCAAAAATTAGAACCCTTGTAAAGTGAGGAGCAAACATAGAGGGCGTGCAAGAGTGTTTAGTTCTCACACGCCCTCTACATTTGATCTTCCTTTCAAGTGATCAGCACTTCATCGAAGTTTGAGCACAAAACTCAGGGCTTTCGAAGTCACGACATTTGCTCGCTCGAATCCGACGATGATCAGAATTCCGAGGAGGTTTCCAGCGATGATGGCCATCGTGTCAGGACTTATTCCTTTAGGGCGATCTCCATCCCTTAGGGCATAAAGCTTGACTAGTTGGTCCGCCATCTTTGAATACTCTTCGGTATCACTCATTACCGAGTTCATCTCGCTGAGCAAGTCGTCGATAACTTTCTCAAGTCTTGACGGTTCATGCAGGGTCTTCTTAGTGAACATGCTTTCTCCTTTTCATAGGTGGTCTCATTATAGGCGATGTTTAAACCGCGAGCCCACCAACATGAATTATTTGTTAACTTTGAAGACAATCTGGTTCTTCTTGTCTAGATCGTTTGGATCAGAGTTAAGGTTAAGTGAGAAAGTCTTCTTACCGTCTTCTTGCTGAATCACATCTATATCGCCGTCGGGTTCACCTTTAGAGTTGGTTGTCCAATAGGTGGCCTGGAACGCAACGATGGTTGCAATCGCTATGGTAAGGATCTCGACTGTTGTAAACCCATCTGGTGCAGAAAGTTTAGCGGAACTTAGTAGAGAGACTAGCGCAGCAACATATGCTTTACTGGCTTTTGGGCTTAACATCGTCTTAATTACTACCATTTTGACGCCTCCATCTGACTGTTCGTCACTCTTTGTTCAAAGTAGTTTCTAGTTCGGTGGCAGTCTTGTCCGCTTCGTCTGTTAATGCAGCGGCAGCAGCGTCGGCAGTTTCCTGCATGTGAATGTCAGCCGCAGCAGTTAGTTTAGCGATTGCTTTGAGACTCTCAGCAGCGAGAACAGCATCCGCCTCCAACTTGGCTCGAGCGATGGCCTGCAACTCAGTACGTAAGACGATTTCGCCTTCTTCGAGTCTCTCAATGTGTTGACCAATGGTCAATCCACTATTTGTCTTGAGTAGTTGGTTGTTCTGACGGGACTGAGCGGCAGCCTGTTTTGCCATCCATGCTGCAAACATCGCTGTTATAGATGTGATTACTCCGAGTATGATCGACGTCCAGTCGAGGTCAGCTAATATTGATGTGTCTGTTACTAATGCAGTTGCGATCATCTCTTTCCTAACGTTTATTAATCATGGAATAACTGATAAAACCCTCCACCTTCACCACCAACCCACCAAAGATCAGGAACTAACAATGGAGATGCGCTTTTTTGTCTTACTTCTTGTCGGGTATCGGTAGTTACGCCATCGTTGCGTGCTCGCTGACGAAGTGGTGGTACTCCACCAGCAACCTCAATCCACCAGTCATGAATTCGAAGACCCGAACCATTGATGTTTTCCCAGCCAACTACGTCTAGATAGAACTGAGAAGGTCCGGAGCCGAGATCTGCCAGAGAGCCGGTAAGGTTAATGCCGTTACCTCCGATCATAGGGCCGGTATCACAGTTAGCTGGCACCCCTGTTAGGGGACCCTCATACCCTAACGAATCTCCAAAGTACGCCGTAACTGCGAGGGAAGAAGAACCAACAATCCGTAGATTGATGAAATTGCCCAAGACCTGCGGTTGATCTTCTGTATACACTTCAAGAGATACTCTGACGAACAGTCTAAGTCTAGCGGGCATCCCTGAAAGAGTGATGCGACCGCAGTCACTGGTAGGGTCAAACCACTCATCCTGTACTGAACCTGCACTATTTTCAAGATAAGTATCATCATTCTGATCTGACATCCCTCCGCCAGTACCATCAATGTTCTGCCAACCACGAGCATGGAGTTGATTCATGCCCTCATGATCGAAAATTGGTCGGAAGATCCGAACACCAAAAGTGGGCGTTACGGAACCGACCTTGTAGCAGATATCCACCTCGCCTGAGGTAGAGCTGTTGTCGACGACGATCGTGTGCTGACCGCAGTCGGTAACCACATCAGTCGCAGTCCAGGTGATGGCCGGATGGGTGGTGCCAGTGGTGAGGTTGATGCCGGTCATCGGGGTACTGAAGGTGTTCGGGTAGTCCGTGGCGGCCGTGATGCTGTAGGCCTCTAGTGTCTCGATGCACCAGGTCAGTTCTTCAACGTTGGTGATGTTCAGTGTTGTGTTCGCGATGCCGTCGAATTCGCAACTGTAGGAGTGCTGGGCGCCGCTGGTGCCGGTCATGACCATGACCCCGGTCAGAACATCACCGACGTTGACATTCACGGGAGTAGTGTAGAAGGAATGGCCGGTCGAGGCGGCGTACCAGCTCGAGACAGCCCAGTTTGCTCCGCCACCGGCGGCTGACGGCCCCCACTGAAGGACGGGTTGGTAGATCATCGTGGAGTTCTGGATCCCGCTGAACAGGAAGATCGTCTGTCCGTTGGATGTCAAGGGTTCTGGCGGTACTGTCCAGGTCGTTGCAAAGCGGGATACGGGGGTACCGATGTCGTTCGTCCACGATGCGTAGGTGATCCAGCCGCTGCCGAAGGCAGGTACGATCTTCTCTTCGGGTGCATAGATGTTCAAAGGGCGCAACGGTCCGTGATCGGCGAGCACGTCTCCCGTAAGACTCAGTTGACGGAGGCGACCCTGAGACGTGTCGATCACCGTATCCGCGGCCACGTGATGCACCAGTGCGGCGTCACGGTATCCGCCCGGAGTAAGAACGAGATTGTTCGGCATAGCCTTACTCCTTTGAGTCTGGTGGTCTTCTGATACTCATAGATCAACTCCCTAATGGTGAATTACGGAATTGACCGGCAACCCGAGTAGATTGGTTACAGTACTCAGCAACCCACAAATATGGTGGGGATGTGGACTCCCAATCCCAAGATGATCCGTCCATCAACTTTCCAGTCAATGCATCACCCTCACTACCAGCGCCTGGCCAGTGACCTGCAGGTTGGTCAGATGCGCCATAAGCCTGAAGCAAACCAGCAGCCGTCAATTGGGTAGCCTTTTTAGTCCAAACTCTAGCAGCAGACAATGGGTCACCAACAAGATTCCACAAGAAATTAGACGTTATCGGCTGACCAAATATGGCAATGCAGAACTCGTGAGCATCGACTAAAGGTTCTTCTGACGTAAATGCATTGTCGATTTGTGCATATGATGTCAACGCTGAAGAACACATATATCTCGTCGTGACAATGGTGCCTATCTGTCCGGCAGGAATACGAACGACAGTCCAGAAACCACCTTGTAGGTTGTGAAGCGGTATCTTACCGCCACCAGCCTCTTCATCCCACGGCACAACAGTAACCTTCGTTACCGCAGGAGACGGTGTTTTACCAGCACGACGTCCTGGGTCAAGAGTATCTTTGTTACGTTTCATAATTGCAGCAAGAGTAGTCATGTCATGACCGAGATAACTCAACGTGAGACTAGCCTCTCCTCCAGGAGTAATCGAGGCCTGACTAATATGCAGAAGCAACCCGTCCTCAACACCAAGCAATTTAAGAGGTGGATACATGAATTTGGCGAATAGATTCTGACCCGCTTTCATTTCCCAACGTGATCCTTCTTCTGGATCCATAGCCAACGTAGCAGAACCAACCCATAGTGGATCATAGATAGTTCTTGGTTGAATTTCACCGAGGGCAAATGCTAGTCCTTCTTTCTTACTTACACCTGCTCCATAGTCTACAAATCGTCCAATAGCCAAATTAGACTTATTGTATTGCGGGTTAGGACCTATGATCGAGCCGTCAAGACGCTCAAGAAATTGCACATTCTCAGTAACTGCTGCCAATGGAGCGATATGGGCGCCATCTAGAGACGGAATAGACCCGCCACAACCAAAGAATGCGGCCCAAGTTTGTGCTCCAACAACGCCATCGACCGTGATTCCATAATTGAGTTGTGCGTTACGTACACTAGCGACATCACTGACCACATAAGTATCACCAGATACCATCCGATACCCATGAGTACGTAACTCATCAGCAAGAGCATCAAATCCAGTATGACCATCACCGGCTGAGAATACCTCGCCAACAGGCAATGGAAACAACGGTGCATCATCAATACGAACGCCCGGATACTTAGCGTTAAACCAAGAGCCTCCGTCTACGTCTACACCGCCTCCCCATATCATTCCCATCATCTGCTGAAAATCATTGTCCAACTTCAATTTCAATCCAGGGTGACCTATAGCCATTGACCAATGTTTTGTTGTCTTGTCCTTCAACTGAATACTAGGACGACGACCGGGAAGATTTGTGATAGTCCATTGGTTAGTTCCATCGGCGACGAAGGCTGTAGACAATAAACTTTGAACTGCCCCAGTCAATCGAGCATCACCAGTACCACGAATATTCGTGGTTATTCCGGTAACTGGACGATTACATGGCAGGAAGTGACGACTAATTGTCCCATCCATGATATCAGCAATCGCGGTACCAATATCTCTATGCATAAAATACAACTCTTGAATGTATGGAGTGTGATCAGCCTGATACAAAACGCCAAGAACATTAACTGTGATGCCCATTCCTTGTCCATCATGTCCAACGCCAACCACAAGTCCTTCAAATAAGGTCTTTTGGGTACCATTTTGACGATGGAGAATAATGTTGACATCAACGCCACCGGCGATCCAAGCCAACTCGCCATGATTTGGCCGTTCAAACCAACTGACTTGAGGAAAGTGGATTGACGTTGCGGCATCGCCATTTGGTTCGTTGCTCGACCATGGCCCCATCTCAGACGGATGGGCACGGAAATACGTGACATCCTTACCGTCAATGATGATCTGGATCTTACCCCAAACTTCACTGATCTTGTTGACTGGTGTCCAGTTGACTGGGATGTGGAACCGTCCGAATATTGCAGGTTTGTTGAACAACAAAGATTCACGTCGCAACTCTACTTCAGAAACAGCCCAGGTTTGTGTTGCATTTATCGTGATGGTTGGATTTGGACTAACATTATCGCCAGACAGTTTAGGATGACCATCACCATCATTGAGAAGTACTGTACCCACAGGATACGGGGTATATGTATTATCGACCTGAGTTCCATCTGCTGAGTAAGACCCAACAGGAACGCCAGTGTCCACCGAAGTAACTATTCCACTATTTATTGAGAAAGTAACATCGACAGATGGAGGATACGGCAGAAGGAGTACTTCTGATGATGCATTAAAAACAATTGGAGCTACGCTTGTGGTCATCTAATCCATCTCCCGTCTATAGACTATATATCCATCGGCTCCTAAGATAACAGGGTATGTCATAGTTACAGTATCCTCTGTTGTCAAGGTTACCGGTTCAGACAAAGGCGATGGTGCAGTTGCTTGGCCAATATCACCAACCCATGCGGCATATGCATAACGATATGTTCCAGCCGCCAAGTGACCATCCGCGGTGTCAGAGGCTACACAAATTGGAGCGACTATTGGATTGGGAATGCCAGGAAAGTCAACCGGTGGGGTTGGCGTAGGTTGAGCCGGATCGATACGTCCAGTAAGTAAAATGGATATCAAAATATCACTTGGTTCACCCGTATAACCTTCAAGTGATCCGCCTTGAGATGATACACCAGATGCTTCGATAGAGATTGGCGCAAGGTTGAAGATTGGCGAGTGAGATCTTGTGGATGCACCGATTGTGAATGGCGAATGATTGAAGATAGGACCATGTGATCTGGTTGACGCTGAGATTCGAATTGGTGATGGTGTAGCAGGAGAATCCAAACCAGAAACAACTGTGTTCATATAGGTTGCGAAAGGCCAAGCGTCAATGTCATGGTACGTCCAATAGGTCCCATCAGGAGATGTGGAAACTCTTCCAACACCTTGAAGATAGCCTATGAGTATAAACAGATGAAATTCTACGGACCAAAGAACCTGTTCAACATGAAGCGCAAGGGATGAACCGTTTGTCCAGTTAATACCATCAACCGATTTAATGGTATCTGATCCATCATCAATGGCTAGGAACATTTCTAACTCAGGAGACCACGCAACAGTTTTCTCACCCTCACCCAAAGTTACTGCGTGTGTCCAATTGATACCATCAACTGAATATGCTATATCTTTGATGTATTGGTAACTCTCATTCATACCTCCACCAACAGCAACAAATACGCCAAGCAAAGAAGACCAAGCAAGGTCATAAATGCTGTTAGATCCAAAGCCACCGTCAATAGGTGTCCAGTTAATACCATCGGATGAATGGGCCATCCCAGGGTTGATGAATCCAGAAACCGCTACCATTAACCCTAACTCAGGAGACCAACAAATATTATTCAGTCCATAAGATAATGTCTCAAGACCACTTGACTGATTAGTCCAGACTATTCCGTCAGGAGATGTGGCAACAAATGCTGGATGAGTAGGACTAGGCGTGCCAACAGCGACAAATATAGACAGTTCTGAAATCCAAACCACATCGAAGATATAACCGAGATCATTTGTTCTTGATGTCCAAGCAACACCATCTTGGGATGTAAGTATGCAACCTTTACGTGTCACATAATAGTCATTCCCACTACCATTCCCAACGATTACAAACAATCCCAATTCAGGAGACCAACACGAACCATAAGTGGCAATGTTCGCCCCAACGCCAAGGCTACCATGGGGCCAATTAACACCATCGTATGAATATGTAATTGGGGCTCCGCCATATGGATATGATGGTGCTCCACCGGCGACGAGAATGGCCGCCATAACTATGCTCCAGATACTTGACCGATACCACAACTTACGGTGATCTCAGTCTGGGCAACCGCAGTTTCGGTCTGTTCAAGTTGGTGCGCCATTCTGTATACACCATCTTCTTCAGAATCCCAGCCACCCCAGTACGTATATGTTCCTGCTGGAGCATCAAACACTACTTCACTACTCCATGCGACACCAACCGTAGCGGGTTGTTTTACTGTTCCAAGAACACCTTCAACGCCCGCTGCAGTGAATGTTACTGCTAGACGAATATATGGTGGAGTACCTCCTGCCGCTTCGTTTGATCCATCAATACCGGGACTTGCCGTATGAAGTGATAGAAATTGAATACGTCCAGCCTCAAAATCAGCTATAGCATTCCGATCTGCATCAGCCATCAAAGTTGTCATGGTGGTTCCTTTCTATATGGGCATTGTGATAACGATTTGCCCGGCAGGAAGCCGTGCTGTCATACCAGCTTTCAACAAATATGGGTTTGTTATGCCATACCCAAGATACACACCATATGGATCGTAGATTGTGTATCCAAGAATTTGACCCCAATCAACTGTTGCTTGTTCAAATACAACATCAGTTAACGACTCCATAGATCGAGAACCAACACCCATAGACCCCCATGACCCTGAATCTGCTGGAATCCAGACTTGAGCATAGTCAATCGCACTCGGAGCAACCAATCCGGTTCCATTAACATCAGACGGAAGATCAAGCGTCAATCCGATATTAAAACCATATGGAAGATTCCAAGATTGACCGGGAAAGACTGCCGAAAGAATGCTGTCAGCAAACGCATCACTGATGTGTCCGTTGGCCATGTCAGAACCCACTTATTCTGTTGTGAGGGACTGTAAAATAGACTATTTGAGTATGCAACTTAAGAAATCCAACATGAACAATCCCAGTTTGACCAACAGCCCAGTCGGCAGTCTCACATTGCCAGGTTCCGCTCAATCCGTCCCATGACCAAGCCAACATAAATCGGAATTGTGTCATCGCATCGATAATGGTCTGACAATCAGCCTGAAGATTAGCTTCTGTAGATATAACGTGAACGGCAATGTTTCCAGTACGATCGGACTCAACAATACTGGATAGGTATCGTCCCTTGACCATCGGACTGTCTGATGTAACACGAGTGTGTCCAGTTTCACCAGCACCAAAAGTTCCATCTGGGAGATAATATTTATCCTTCTGTTCCAACTGAAGATCGGATAAACCAAGTTCTGTTCTTGATACTACTACTGATCTACTCATATCCCCAACCCCACAATCTGTGTCGAGTCTCCGCCTTCAGCCAATGACACCATTGTGTTAGCTGCTCTAGCTCGACGTAGAAGACTATCTCCGTCCTGAATAGTGCCGATATGGAACTCGACTGGACGAGGAGTAGTTTTAGTTGTAGTTACTGGTTTTGCAGCAAGTGCTGCTGTTAAAGTATCAGCTAACGTTTTTGCAGAATTGGCGGGAAGTGTAAGACCAGTTGATACAGTATTAGCATTAGAATATGTTGTGCCAACTGAGATTGGCTTAGTGGTCAACATACTCCCTAGTTGTCCAGCACCTTTTTGCACATTTGTCAAATCCAATACCGGCGTAATCGTCGGGTTAATGTCAATTGGTTCAGACATAAGGTCTGACATTCCACTAATAGACTTCCGCATTGACTCTATAGTCGCATGACCAACACCTTCTGCCGACTTTTCTGCGACTCCAGAATATGAAGTCAATCCATTACTAATACCTTGAGCCAAATCCATACCAAACGTGAACGTTTTTGTCGAAGGAGATTTAGCACCTAAAGCATCGGCCATCTTTCCAAGAAGGAAGCCCATCGGCCCGCCAACACCATTTGCTACTTCGCGAATGGCAGCACCGAAACCATCCTTGAGACCCCTACCTAGTGACACCATCAACTTTCCAGCAGCTTTTCCTATTTCTGTTGAATGTTTGTCAATCGCTGTAGAAAGACCATTAATGAAATTGAGAATACAGGTAGCAGCGGCATCTAGAATGTTGGCAATGTTTTTAGGATCACTAATACCCTCAAGGAACTTAACAATTAGATCAGCACCTGCAGTAATTATCTTACTGAGATTACCAGCGATACCTTCAATAAACTTGACGATAAGGTTAGCACCTGCCGTAATGATCCGACCTATATTATTAGCGAGACCATTTAGGAAGTTCACCATAACATTTGTTGCTGACGTAACAATCGTACCAATATTAGCTGCGATGCCTTGACATAGCGCGACAATGAAGTTAACACCCGCTGTAGTTAACCTCGGAAGAGCAGCCGTTAGAGCTGTAAGGAAATTCACAATAATGTTTGCCACAGTTGTGGTGATATCACCAATGTGGTTTTGGATACCTGTAAGAAGATCTTGGAGAATCTTCCAACCCGCTTCAATTAACTGTGGTGCAATGACAACTAATGCAGCGAGCAACATCACAATGAGACGCATCAATGTGGTGATAATCAACGGTGTCAACGTTGCTATCGACGTGATAAGAGCCTGAAGAATAACAGTAATTCCCTGCGTAATCGCCGCACTAGACTGTGCAATTACTATAACTAATAGTATAAGACCTTGACCAACCTTCTGAATGACCATTGGGATTAAGCCAACAAGACCTGCAACAATAGCCACAAGAGTTGCAATGCCTGCTGCGCCAGAGATACTAAGAGCTGTGAGACCTACCGAGAACAGAGAAAGACCAACGCCAGCGGTAAGCATTCCTACACCAAGAAGGAGAACCGCCATACCCAAACTAAGAAGTGTTGGCACCATTGGCGTAAGTAAGAGACCTGCAATACCAAGTACCGCAAAGACTCCAGCAAGCATGAGAAGACTTTTACCCATCTGTTCCCAAGACATGTTCCCAAAGACCATAAGAATTGGTGCAAGAACAGCAAGAGAGGCCGCAATAACAAGTAATGCCGCAGCTCCAGGAAGCGCTCCCGTCATTGCATACATCGCAATAGCGATAATACCAAGCGAACCAGCAAGAACAATAAGACCCTTGCCAATCACTTCCCAAGACATTCCACCCATTGTTCCAAGTGCATTCGCAATTAGACCAAGAGAAGATGCCACAATAAGAATTGCCGCTGCAGAAAGCAGTGTCGACGGCGGCAGGAGCGCGAGCGCTGCAGCAATTATACCTAGAGCACCAGCAAGAGACACGAGTCCCTTACCGATAGCTTCCCAAGACATTCCACCCATTGCGCCGAGTGCTGTTGCAATTATCCCTAGAGAAGATGCAACAATAAGAATGGCGGCTGCCGAAAGCAGTGATGACGGAGGCATAAGTTTTAATGCCAACGCCATAATCGCAAGACCACCAGCCATACCGACTAAACCCTTAGCAATATCTTCCCAACTAAGAGCCGCAAAGACACCCATAGCACTTGCAAGAATCTTGACTCCTGTTGCAAGCAAAATAAGCCCAATACCTTGAGAGATGCCACCTTTGTCCGTCTCGGCAAACTTGGTGAAAAGTGCCAGTGATCCCAGAAGAACTCCAACACCAACAAGACCTTTGGACATATCAGCCCAACTTAGGCCTGAAAGATCAGTTACAGCACTTACAAGAATCTTTATACCTATAGCCAGAAGTAAGAGACCCGCCCCAGTCGAGACCATCTTCTCATTATTACCAGACATAGCCTTAACTGCGACTGAAAGACCACCAAGAAGCACAGTAACCCCGAGCAGACCCTTAGACAACTCGTTCCAATTTAGATCAGACATTTTCTTAACAGCCGAGACCAGAATATCAACCGCGATAGCAAGTAGTATCATTCCAGCAGCCATCATAAGCATTTGAAGACCCCCGCCTTTAGCGGCAATCTTCTGGAAAACGGTCATGGCTACAAACAATTGTGTAAACAACATAGCAAGACCAGTTAAAGCTGATGCCAATTTCTTTGGATCGATCAAAGAAAGGGCTACAACAGAAGCAGCAAGTAGAGCAACTGCTGCCGCAAGCATTAGTAGAGTCCCGGCTTTAAGAGAGTTCTGCATTACTCGAAGACTGTTTGTCAACTGGGTGATGGTCGCTTTGAGTGAAGCAATCACTGTAAACTTTGATTGTCCTGTAAACAATCCGACAACTTTAGTCTCAAAGTTACGAATCATAAGGAGACCCGCAGCGAATAGACCCGTATTCATCATACCAAGGACGTCGCCAGTCTTCATACCCTTCATGGCATCTGAGATCCTAGTGGTTAGATTCTCAAAACCTGTTGCCATAGCCGAAGCCATTGGTTCGAAGAATCCCCATACAGCCTTAAAGACAGTACCAACTTTAGTCCAAATCCAAGTTATCATGTCGCCAAGTTTTGTAAGCGGTGCGAAACTCTTTTGCAACCGCGTACCAAGGGCGTCTATTCCGCCAGTGTCAACACCACTCAGTTTATCAAAAGCCGACTGTAGAAGTACCCCAAATCCTTTGACAAGAGCAATCGGGATCTCGAGAACAGTTTCAAGTTTATTGAAGAAAGTCGTTAGACCAGTTCCTCGTTTAATTGCCTCATCGACTTTGACGAGGAAGTCACCAATATTACCTGTAAAGTCGAGAATACCTCCCGAACTCACACCAGTTGAATGGAAGAGATCGGAAAACATATTGATGACCTTCTTGAGAATCTGCCATCCAATATCGAAAACAGCAAAGACTCCAGCAAAGGTTCGTCTTAGGTTGTTTGCTGTGGTTTCACCAATTATTAACTTTGCACTGAATACTTCAATAGTCTTGGCAATGTCTTCAATTGGCTTACCTGCGCCAGGAGGAAAGATCTCTTGAAAGGCATTCTTAATCGGAGCTAATATAGCGCCAATTGCAGAAAAGACATTTTTAATTATGCCAAGAACTGACGGTATTGATTTGGTTAATCCAGTAAAATCTAAACTCTTAAGTGAAGTGACAAGTTTATCGCTATTGAGATTCAGGAATGTGCCGAAAGCCGATATCAGTGGTAGAAGCGCCGCGTGAATGTTATCAATTACTGGTGTTAAAGCGTTGAATACTTTTCGTTGAGCCTCATAAGCAGGCGCAGCGACCTCGGCGCCAAGACGAGCTAATGCCGCCTGCATGTTTGCTAATGAACCAGCAAAGGTTTTATTGGCATCCTGAGCATGGGCACCGAAAGCACCATCCATGGCATCAGAGAACTGTTTAAAACTAATCTGTCCTGCGGTGACCATGTCCCGAATTTGAGGTTCGGTCTTACCAAGTGATTTAGCAAGTGTCGCTGCAGCATTGATACCTCGATCCGAAAGCCGCAGGAGATCTTGACCCATTAAGCGACCCTGACCAGCAACCGATGTGAAAACGTCAGATATATCTGAATATGAACTTCCGGTCATGGCAGCAACGCCTGCGATAGCACGCAGAGAACTCACCATTTGCGGTCCGGCTTTTATACCAGAAGCACCAAACATTGACGCCGCTTTCGCAGCATCAGCAAGACTGTAGGCAGTACCAAGCACAGCCGTCCTGGCGTTAGCCATAGTTGCAGCAACATCCATGCCAAGACCTTGAAACTGAAACTTAGCCTGTTCGATTGTCAGAGCACGTGTTTTTCCACCCTGAACTAAAGGATCAACTATCGAACTAAGTAAATTCGACCCGAAATTCATGGCAGAACTTGTTAGATTCTGAAGAACTGAGAAACCTATTGCGCCAAAGGCATTGAACTTCGAGGAGATGTTGTCAACACCAGAAGCAATCCCTGAAAGTGAAGGTGAGACATTTTGGGCTGCAGTTGCGACATCGCCGAGGCCTTTAGAAGCACCAGTGAGACTAAGTCCTTTTTTAAGAGTATCTAGTGAACTAAGAGTTTGTTTAATTCCGTCTTCGAATTGCCCATTATCGAACCGCATCTCAACAACGCGAGAGTCGATACTGCTCATGCTGATGTCACCGCCTTCCATACCTTGTCTTCAATATCATCAAATACAGGTTTTATAGCAGGATTGATATAATCCTGACCTTGAACATACCCGCCAGTACCAGTTCCATGGCCGTATTGAAGCATGATGACTACAGGGAAACCATTCTCAATATCGGTGTTTGTCCAAGACAGGGTGTATGACCCTCCGGACTGACTAACGTCATAACCCCACGATGATGACGCCAACCTGGTATCGACTGGTGTTGCGTGGGCCAATGCTGTAACACCCTCTTCGGCATACGAATCTAATAAACCTAGGAGGTTCAGTTTGGTCATAGCCTTAAGGAAAGACTCCGTGTGATCGAAGGAACCTCTCGATGTAAAAGAGAACATGTAGGCCCCCGTTTCTTGATGAAACTAGCCTTTAGTGTGCATCTGTATTTTTCGTGCTTCATTAAGAGCACGATTCCTCTGTGCAAGTTCACGCATGCTCATCTTCTTTGGTGGAGCATTCTTATTGTTACAAACTCTAACCAAAGTAAGTAATCGATTTAGATGCCAAGACTGACACTCGAAAGGAATGTTCAATGCAATCATCCAGTAATAGATAATCTCAGCAGTGATGATCTCATGATTACGACTTTTATTTTCTATATCACTGAACCAAGTAGCCGTCATCTTAGCGTTAATGTAATCATTAATTGCTATGATGTTATCATTTGAAAATTTCTGAAAAACCTCCGGGGGAATTTTAGAAGTAAGTGTCATGGCTTGAATGTACCACAAAGTTTCTTCCGTAGTCTTTTCATTCAAATCTAAGAACGGTTTCTCAAAGAAAGACTCCCATTTTGAAAGTGAGACCAGAGAGTGCTCCAAATCCAAAGTGAACCATTCGGAAGTTACGAACTCATTCGCTTCTTCATCAAACGATTCCGTTATTGGAACCTTTATCGTGAGCACTCTCCGGCCTCCTTTCAGTTACTGTTCTATGCTCCCACGAATTCGAAGAACCAGTCGTTGTCCGTAACCTCGGGGAGTTTATAACCAGCGATGGGTACAGCAGTTACCACTGTGTCTTCCGTGATAACAACCGAACCACTCACGCCAGCACCATTGATCTTGTAAACGAGTCCAGTTACCGTCGGAATCACGATGGTGTTGGTGAGTGAGGTGAATGTCGGGGCAACAGGAACAGTCTCAACGACCGTACCACTAAAGAACGCGATTACCTCCGCAGGAGTAGGAAGCAAAGGTTCGACACCCACCGAACCATAGAGTGCATTCTCGAGCGCAGCCAACCCATTAGCATCTACCGTTGTCGAATCGATGGTCATAACGGACGTTTGCTTATAACCTGGAACGGAAACAGGCGTTGTTGTGATGTCCCAACTGAATGCCATAGCTTCAGGCTTATCGTTGACTGTGGCATACTTCTTCTCGGTTGGCGATGCGATAGCACCATAAATCAGGTGCAACTTGTAACCAAAGTCAGTACCATCGACATCATTACCGAGTTGAGTACGGTAAGTCAAACCGAAAGTCTTACGCGACTGTTGACCGACAGTAACACCTGGTGTGGGTGCTGCTGTTCCATCACACTGCGCAAACTCCTCCGGATAAGTGAATGCCTCAACGGTACCGCCATACTCTTCTGCCGCAATGAGGTTCAGGTACTTAAGATTGTCGGCATACTGTGGGTTTGCATCTGCACCAGTGGGCTTCTCGGTTACGGCCGTCAAACCGTTCCACGCGAAACCCGTGTCGTATACCCCGCCAACGTTCGGGATAAACAGAACTCCGTGGTCTACACCGGTCTCATAGGTCCGCTCTCCGACCTGATCCCATGCAACTTTCGTCATGGTCTTTCCTTTCTAAAAGTAGATTATGAAAACGTCGTGGTTGAGATTGTTCGCCGTGAAGAACCTATTGTGAGAACACATCGGCAGAGCGGCGATTTTATCTGGAATCTCACTATCAGGATCCCGGTCAATGACAGTTGCCATATATCGCTTAGTATAACGATATGGACTATTTCCAGCGAACTTAGTGGCCGCGATATCTCGCTTATAAACGATACACGGATAATTCATTTGCACATTGGCTGGTGGTTGGAAGTATACTTGTCCACTACCAAGTACCCCCTCAAGGATAACTTGTAGTTGGAGCCTTTGGCCCATTGTAGACACCTCCCAACGTCAAGAGTAGGCGGGGACTCTGTACATCGACGTTTGAAACCGTCCATAAAGTCCCCGCCCACTTGATGTAGCAAATGGCAAAGAAATGTTCGTTGGCATATGCATCGGCGACGATACTGATAGAATTTCCGACGGAGAGATCGTTGTTGACACTATCGCCCTCTTTGATGCTTCGGGTGTTTCTGACCACATCGCCATAGTATTTATACTCGACAATGACGTCTTCCCACACCCCGTCGGCCTTCTCCACAGATTCGCCATAGCCAATTTCACCGTAGAACTTTGCCATGGTGATACTCCTTGACTAGGCCGTGTAGATGAAGGTCCAGTCGGTCTCAATGTTGTGCGGGAAGTGGTAACCCGTGTCCGGAACAGCCATGACGTCCGTGGTCTCTTCAATGACAACCGGTCCGGGAGACACCGTCTCATCGTCAATCTGGTACAGAACACCAGCAACGGTCGGGATCGTGATCGTATGAGTGCCCGGGTTGTATGTCGGAACGGTAGGCGTAGCCAAGGTACCAGAAATGCGTCGAATAACGATGGCCGACTTCGGCTTCGTCAGTGCACCAGAGACACGAGTCTCAATCAGGTACTTGTACTGGTTGTAGTCGATGTCAAAGTCATCGAACATCGAGATGACACCACCGCGATCTGCACCCATGGTGTAGTCAGCAATGTTAACAACGACACCGAGCAGATCAGGAACAGACTCCATGACCTCAACGACGACAATACTGTCGACGCGAAGTGCCGCAGCCAACTCGACCTCGGTCGGGTAGAGACGACGACCCACACCATCCTTAAGCAGGATCATGTCGGTGAGGATGGAATCCGTGGTATAGAGCGTCGGAGTTCCAGTGCCCTTGTAGTAGGTACGTGCACGAAGAATCGACTCGACGATGCTTTCACCAGAAATGTTTGATGCTACCGTAACCAGGTGTGCATACATTTCGTCGTCGAATGCGATCGGACGAAGGCAAGACTCATCGATCTTGTCCTCAGCTTCAGGGTCACGACCATCACCGATCAGGACTGCACGGGCAAGCTCCTCGTCCAACATGACGCGCATCTCAGCCTTGAGCCAAGCCACAACGTCAAGGTCCGTGATGTCGATGATGTCGTCCCGGTCAAGTTTCTGCTTCTTGTAGACAGTGGTCGGAGTGGTCACTCGCTTGAGAAGCTTGATGACCTCTTCCTTCTTGAGAGTCGCCTTGACATAACCCTTTGCACGGGCCTCTTCGGCAGTCATGTCGACTGCGGTGGACTTGATTCGTGAGAATGGCGAGTGCTTTGCTCCGCCGATGACCGACTGAACCCACTCCATCCGACGACTGATGACGTCCGGCTGAGAGGTAACGTTCTGTGCATCCGGGAACAGGATATCAATGTCTTCGATGCCATACTCAACAGCGTGAGCAAGGAAGGACTCCTTGAGGGAACCGATCCGCTGGGCATCCTCGACAATGGTTTTTAGCTGGTCGTGCGAGAGAGTAGGGCCGTTGTGCTGCTTCGTGATGCCGTTCTGCTCGAAGACGTTAGGCATGTCATCGGTTCCTTCCGTGTGTTTGAGGTCGCCCTCATCAGTGGTTTTGCCCTCATCGGCATTGTCGTCGGAGGAGTGTGTTGCAGTACTGCCAGACACTATGGCTGCGGCAGCATCCAGCATGGCTTTGCTAGCAACCACCATAGCTTTTGAGTCTTTTTTCTTCTTGGCATCCGTTAGGGCATTGTGTGCAGCTAACAAAGTTTTGTTATCGCCTGTTTTGTTAGCATCCATCAAAGCTTGACCAGCGTCAAGCATCTTCTGACTTCCCATAAACACAGGGAATTTACTAGCAGCTACCAATGCTTGGTTGGCAGCCGTCAGGGCATCGTGTTGAACTGTGTCGGATGCCGCGACGATGTTTGTCTGATCTGGTTGAGAAACTTGAGTGACTTCTTCCAAAGCTGCGCCAATCATGTAGTTGACGACATCTTTCTGTTCTTGAGTCAACGAGTCATAAACGTCCTGAACAGTCCTATCCTGGACATGTGTTGGCGTAAGACCAGCAGCAGAAGCGAGCAAGTCGTGAACGATACTCTTCTGCTCTTCAGTGAATGTGTCGAAGACGTCTTCCGTAGACGAGTCGCCAATCTTGTCGTCACCTTCACTATTAGTCTTGTCATCGTCGTCATCAGATTTTCCGGAGGGCTTGTCCTCGTGCTCGAGTTCAAGACCGGTGTAGATGATGGCCTCATCTTCAAGTGTTTCGACATCGCCATCAGCATGCGCAAGACTGATGTTGTCGATAAGTGCTCCGGGGTTGGCACCAGAGAGTACCAGACTTACCTCTTTGATGCTGCCATGAAAGACACTCTTGGCGCGTTCAACCAGTTGGTTGGCATAGATGGAGAGTGCTGTGATATCCCCGTGTTGAACGAGAGCCTTGGCGTTTGTTGCCGCGCCGGTCTCGTTGAAGTATGCGTAAGCATACACTCCATCTTTCCGGTTCTCGAGTAGTGCATGTCCAAGAACATTCGATGGTTCATTGTGCCCATGCTGCCAGACGAGCGGAACCTTCTGTCCATCATTGTCCTTGAATGCATCAGGCATGATGGTCCGACCGTCGGAGCACTTGAGCCCAGCCTTAGTGGCATAACCGCTGAAATCAGCTTCCATTTTGACTGTCTCCTTCCTAACTTGATTGTGCTGAAGTTGCTGACTCCGACGGAGCCGGCAAGTTGCTATTCATCGTCAAACACCCTTAAGAATGTTTTGCGCCTCAGTTGTCGTGATCTGCTCGTACTTGGATTTAACATCACTTGTTTGCTGTTTATATGATGCCCTTGCTTGGGCTAGAATAGTTTTTAAAGCACCGGCAATTTGGAGTTTTTTTGCGGCCGCATCTTTTTTTGCAACTGCCGTTTTTACCTTATCGCCTTGAAAGGAAGCGAACAATGCTGTCATTTGGGCTTTGATTTTATCTTGAGCCTCTTTGGCTGTCTGTCGAAGAGCATTTAACCTTGCTACTTCTGCACTACGATTAGATACCACTTCAGCTTTTTTCGCGACGCCAATATTACTTTTTGACACAGCAAATATTTGCTTCTGCTCCTTGGTCATGCCTTTAGTAATCGAAGGTTTCCGACCTGTTAGTTGACGAGTTCTCATATAATAATCATGAGCTTTTACAGGATCATAGTATGCCGATACAAAGTGCTGAATGACGTCCTCAACTTTTTCACCCATAAGTCACTCAACCTCCTGTGTTAGCTAGTTGATTGATATGATCCTCTAGATTGGAGAACACGCCATTAACTATTGCATCTTGAGCAGCAGAATCAATTGGCGCCGTTGTTTGTTGTGGCGCTGCACTTGTAGATTGTGCTGTGTTTGTCGTTGACGTTGACACAACTGGAATCGGCATGTTACTATTTTGTAGTTTGTCAGCCTTTGGATCGGTCGACGGCTTCATACCAATGACTTGTCTGATCTCATTCGAACTCATAATCTCATTCCGAGCAAATTTGTCTGCGATCTCCGCAATATTGGTAATCGGGACAAGCTTAAATGGGTCTCGGAAGTACATAATTGACTGAAATTGTGAACGTGCCGTCTTTGTCAAGAATGTTCGCTTCATGGCTTCTGTAACTGCAGCCATAACCGGTTCGATAGTTCGATTGATATAATTAAGCATGGAGGCCTCATTAGCCGTCCCATTCATTATCTCTTCGGTGAGACCAAGTTGTCCGTACAACATAGTCGTAAGGTATGTTATTTGTTCAAGTAGATTGTTATCAACAGGTCGATTAAGTTGAGTTACTTTCTCAGTGCCATCAGTATAAGCAATGCCGTACTTACTACCTTTTAATTGAAACTCAATATCTGCACGACGTTGCTCTGCTTGTTTCCGACGAGACTCAGATTTTATTATGTATGGCAGTTGAATAATCAAATCAAGTTTGCCAGAACTTGATTGCTCATCAACAGAATCAAGCATGTTAAGTTTACGGATAAGACGTTGAAGAGTAGAGTTCGGTTCATTCATAACCGAATAAAGCGGGTTCTCGACGATTGCAACAAACGATTTATTAAGAGTTATCTCTTGGCGATAACCAACGGCCTCATTGTAAAGACTGATACGAACATGATGTGGATACCAAGCGACAATTTCTCCGACACGCATAGTCTTGACATCAAATGCACCAGTTGTTGCTGGGTCAAGTGTTGTGTCAACCGGAACTATGGCAGCAACACCTTTATCAAATACAGTCATCGCAATATCTTGACGGAACGCTCGAGCCGCTTGGTCAAGGTTGGCCTCAACAGTAAGACATGAGTTGAGACCCGTGTCCATATCAGCGACATAACGAGCATTGGGATCCAAGCGAACGTGACGAACGTCAACTGAGGCAATATCAATACTAAGACGTGTATATATGGACGAAATAATTGAACGTTCGTTCGAGAATCGAAGTCTTACCCGATCAGGTCGAGATCCATAACTCGCTCCTAAAGCCCCAAATGACGTATCAGCATTGGTCTCGTTTGGGTTTATAAAGGAGTTCCAAGCATGCACCAATCGATCAGTGAGTTTGGCCATAAGTCACCTCCTTTCTGAAGGATATGGTCATGTGTAATTACTCGAATGCATCACGATTTTCTTTCCAGGCAACATAAGCATCCATGAGAGCAGAGACATTATCAATCTTTTCATCTTGTCTCTTCTTCATGAGTTTACGGTTTCCGTTTGTATCTTCCATAGTAATCGCGTTGCCCATAGCAAAAGTCATCAGGTCTTGATCAAATATGAGTAGTCTTTCCTCGCTGAGATGCTTTAGTTCACCAAGAGGAACTGATTCAGTCCTAGCGCCTTGAATCACTTTGGTTATGCCAAAAGGTCCGTTTTCTGCTTCCCATCGAGTCATAAACTCTTTAGCATTATATGGGTCAAAACCAACTGCACGGACGTCATACTCAAACTGTTGAATAAAAACATCCAAGTCATCAAAGACTTCCATCATATCTAAAATTGTTCCATCAAGTACCTGAAGACTTCCTTCGTTAATAAACTCGTCATACTTATGACGCATTGCTCCAGGAAGTTTCATTAAAGTTAAAGAGGTAATGTAACTTCTAGTTTTTACACCGAATCCGTTACGCAAAGGAAATAAGAATGTAAAGGCTGTGAAGTCGTCACCCTGTGAAAGGTCTGCGCCAAGGGCACAAGACATCTTCCAGAATTCACGGGGTCTATGCGGAAGTGTCTCTTCGTATGGGAAGAAATAAGTTAGACCTTCCATCGGAATCCCGAAACGCTTAGCAAGAATATCGTTCCTTGATGCGGGTGCTTTCTCAGCTCGCTCAACATCAAGTTGATATGTCTCATAGGAAATTGTCTTGCCAAGATTTGGATTTGCCTTAGGCCAAGTAGATGGATCTTTAACTTCTTCAATATCATCAAGTTTATAATGCCAGATCGAAACGTGTGGCGCAATAAATTCGCCTTTAAGAATGTCCGCTAATTCCATTTTAATTGTATCGCCACTACCGTTTCGAACGGTTCCTTCTGATGTTATTGAAATGATTAAATAGTCATCAAGTTTTGACGCGCCTTGCTCAATAGCACCAACAACATCTTCTCGAATATCACCAGATAACCATTCATCAACAGTTGATACCTTAGGCCTAAGACCCTGAAGTTTATTGATTGTCATTGGGCGAACTTCAAGAAGAGAACCTGTTAGGAAATTCTCAATACCTTTTTTAGTCGAAGCAAGTTTCACACGATTAGCTCGAGAACCAGTCGTGTTCTGCATAGATCCCTCGGTTAAGAATTTGAAAAGTGGACCTCGACTTCGAGTAATGGCTGTACGAAAAGGTTGCATTACCTCTTCTGATTGCTTCATTGTGGGTGCGACTGTAATTTGATGTGTAGTCTCAGTCTCAACATTTAGGAAATATGCTTGAATACACATAGCATACATCGACTTAGCTGCACCACGCGCGACTATTAGGAATTGTTTGGTTGTTAAACGTTTCCTGATCGTCTTTTGAACATAACGCCCGCCATGATTATCCGACGAAGGCTCATAGACGCTTCGTTCAATGAAATACCACCATCCAAACACTTGTTCGGCCCATAATTTGAATACAGGTAGTAGATGAAGATCAGCTCCATCAGTCAATGTAAGTTCGTTCTCGCAATAAAGAATGAAACCATCTACAGCTTTATCGTCATAGTAGATATTTGGGTTGGCGATGAGAGCATCTATTCGATTCATCTCCATGGTTACTTCCCGATTAACTGGGATATCACCATTTAGAACTGCTTCACGAAACTGCCCATAGTAAATAGGTACAGTTTTATTAGATAGACTCATCACCCCCTCCATTCTTTTATATCATTGCTAACCCTGCGGCAACCTGTGCAGCTCTTGCTGCTTTCTTTGCCCCCGAGGCTGCAATTGCTGAACTCACTTTAGCATTAGCATAGTTTGATGCTTGTTGATTACCAACATTACCAAGGAGTTTTCCAACAAACCTCTTACCAATACCTCCTGGATCAGACCTCATTCTGTCATATGACTGTTCCATGTTCATACGGTTAACTAAATCCTTCAACTCCTTATCAGAAAGAGAATCTGTAGAGCTTTTCTTTGCGGTCTGTTTAGCTATAGCGTGTCTTGTTGCATCTGCAGTTGCTGGATGGCCCTTTCCTCCAGAAGTTTTAATTCCAGGGCGACCCATTCTTTTTGTTCCAATGGTGACTGGCGTGGGCGTGGTACTCTTTTTACCACGATCTTTCCCAGTGTCTCCACTTCGATGCCCCTCAGTACTCTTTCGAACTCCCCAGTGCATACCCAAAACGCCATGATGAGCAAGGACTTGCGATACCGAAAGGCTTAGTAATGATGGTGGTGGTTCTTTCTTCATATCTTTGTACATCTGAACCAGAGCTTTTGCTGCTTTTGCTTTTTCATCTAGGGTGGCGTTAACACCACCACGTGCACCAGCCAATGCTGCAGCAGCGGCGTAAACACCATTTTGGTTTATTGCACCGTTTGGGGTTCGGACTGGGAGTTTACACTCGCCCTTTGTGGTTGGAGGTCCTACGTGTTGGTGAATAAGACAAGCAGCATGCCATTGTTCAAGTGTATAATCTGCAGCCGTATAATCACTCCACGGTTTTGTACTAATATGGGAAAGAATCTCAGTTACGGTCGCACGACTACCGGATTTGGATCCGTCCATGATGTTCCCTCTCTCTGAACATTGAGTCTCCACTCGAGTTCATGAATCTGTTCATTCATCGAAGTGATAACGTATGACGTTGCTGGCGGATCGAAAAGTAGACGCACGCGTAGATAGACATAAGTCTTGACTGAATTCAAGCGCGGATCTTCACCAAGAAAGTCATCCCACGTAGAGACAGCGTCCTCGATCGCAAAACCGTTCTCGGGCCCGATGCCTAGTTGATTCAAAGTTGCGAGTATAGAGTTAATATGCATAAGAACATCAGCATCAAACGCTGTATAATCATCATTAAGGCCGAGGATCTTCTTAGTACTGTTTAAAATACTGTCACTCATGCCGGTCACCTCCTTGGTTGTTAGTTGACTAGGTCACAGGTGAAGTCCAAGCAGCGTTCCAAGTTCGAACACCAACAAGTGAGTCTGGTACAAGACCCTTCTCTACCTGGAACCGATGAGCAATATTCGCTGTTTCATCTCCGAACAGACCGTCAACTGTAATAGCCCATCCACGATCTGCCATCCGAGCCTGCCATGGAGCAAGAGCTCCTTTGTACGAGTAGTATCCAGAAATACAATCCGAAGGACCGGTCCTCGGACCGAAATACCACCCTGGAGGTAGTGGAAAGGCTGGCGCCTTAATGACCGGAGGATTGACTGGCGGAACTGGATGACTTCCAGTAAAGAAATCGTAAGCAACCTGAGTCGTAGCCATGATCGAGTTCCAAATAGAACGAATATATGGGCCAGCACAATCAGTGGAAGACCAGTGACTGTGCACGAAAAAATTACTCGAACTTGGCCGTGCTCCGATAACCCTTGCGAAAAGCCAACCGGCAAGACGAGCAGCAGACTTCCATGTTGCATCAGCAACAATCCAACTAGGAGCAAGTGTTGAGTCTGCCATCTCAATACTGATTGAACTCATATTGCCTTCAGTGTCACCAACAGCCCAGGCATACTCATTCACCCTGACAAACTGAGCAATTGCTCCTGACAAATCTGAGTCAAAGTGAGCCGACGCCTCACGAGTGCGCCACACATCGAGAACACCTTCGTGTGAAAGACGACCTCCATTATGGTGAAGTGTAACTGACGTCTTCCTGTAAGCTGTATGTGTTACATGATATGTCGCATCGAGTTGTGCAATTAGATCCTTTACTGGTTGATCATAAGCAATGGTGGTCATTTGTCGTCCTCCTTTTTCTCAACATCATCTGTGGCGAAGGCGACGAAGTTACTTGGGGGAAGAGAGGAGAGATCATCAGTTCCAGGACCATCTTTGGTGTCTCTTCCAAGAGCCGATAATACATCTACGACATCAAAGTTCTGTGCAGTCATGATGATTCCTTCCTGTTATAACATTAAAACCAGGTAATCGCAGAAACGTTTATTATGTTGTGGATCGTATTGTCAGCGATAATCATAAGCCAAACCGCCATGAATGGCGGACGAGTTATTGGATATCCAGTTGGCTGACATTCACGCCATCAGATTTTTAACCCAGACAACATGACGAGCAAGTCGGTAATGATCGATTATGACGTGGGTAACAATGATGACTGCAATTGCAGGGATTGACCTCGTTACAACCAAAAATGGCAGTCCATAGGTTAACGCATGTGCAATCGCTGGCCACCATCGTTTAGTCTTCTCCTGTGCCATCCAATCTGACTGAAGAAGATAGTCGCCTATGAAATGCGAAAGAAAGGCGAGAGCAATCATTCGGCTTCTGGAACAACATCTGGTGTTAGTATAAGAATATACGGTCGATTGAGTTCGAACTTTTTAGCAACAGAATCACGAACAACGATGCTGAAGTTCAGAATTGGGGTAAACCTAGCCCACTCCTTGTTCTTGTCATCAGTATAGTTGACACCAAATCTAAGAGTGGTCTGATTATCACCGATTGGATTTTTGCCAGTAACTTTGATCTTGGCAGTTATGCTGATGTTGTTCTCCTTTCGGTTACCACAATAATGTGTCACCACGTCTACGTTCAGCGAGAGGCCGGGGAAGTAGTTTCTCGTCGCCATAGTGGATGGCTTTGTGGGTTCGATGTGTTGTTGTTATTAGAAACTCGGGATCGAGAATACTTGAGTCACCATGCGTGATTGCCTCTGCATTCATCGGGTTCATATGATGAATGAGAATCCCGCTATGGATCTCGTAGCCGTCAATGCCCAAGTCACAACCATTATCTCGAGTAATGATCTGGTGTCGAACTTGACGCCACTGACGTGAGTTATAGAACTGTTGATTTATGTAACGATCGTAACCGAAAGTAGAAACACCAACGTTTCCACGAAGAGCGAGATAGCGATATCGTTCCTCGAACTCATCTAGATGTCTTAGTTCTGAATATGTCTTAATCATGCGACGACCCACTTGCCTTTACGTATGAAACCGTGATCTCCACATTCACATAAAATACTAGGAGAGATAGTTAGTGGATCCCACGATTCTACAATCCATTTGGGTCTATTAGGCTCGACCTGTTGTGAAGTAGGACTATCAAACGTTATATAACCCTCGCATAATTCATCTTCATGATTAAGATGCGTTATGATTGCACCGTAATGTTCGACATCAAGGACATTATCACCATACTGAGGATTTAATTCACGATCTGGTGCCCAACTAACAAAACGAAGTTCATGATTTGATCCAAGATCAAGTTCTGGGTCTCGATGCCAATCAATCATCGAACTCATCTGAAATCTCCAGCGGTTCTTGTCCAGAATATGAACGCATTGCATCTAGTGCAGACTTGTACAACTCCTCAACACGCGCTGCAGAAGCAAGATTTTCTCTCTTAGCATCCAATAGACTGTTCTCTTTTGATAGTCGCTCTTGCTCGAGTTTCTCTCGTGATGAACCAAGTTTCAAATAATGAGTTTGAACTTGAGCAGTAGCTGTTCCATCTAAGAGTTGTTTCTCTGCTAGATCAACAGCGTATGCGATCATTTGGTTTTCTCGAGCCTCAGGAGTTGTCGCTGGTCTTCGCCGAGATATCTTTTCTTTTGGGGTATTAACCCGACGGGTAACCATAGAATCAACTCCCTTCTAGGTTAGTTTCGGATGGGTTTTGGTTTGATCACACAGCCCCGGTCGTGTTCTCCAAACTACTAGTCAAAACCCTCAGAGCCGCTGTGGATTGTTTGGTCACTGCAATCAACTGAGTAACAGCAACGCCTAGATCAGGATTCTCAACGTCAAAGTTCGCCAGGAAATCAATGTTGACAGCAAGAGAATCCTTAGCTACGCCAATAAGAATAACTTTATTTGCAATCTCTGCAGCGAATGCAAGGACTGCGTCACGAGCCGAGTCCAACTGTGGTTGGGTTATACCATTCGAAGAAGCGATTGTCCAGATCCCCTCAACTGGACCCGTGATAGTCACGCCCTTCATTGGAAGATATTTGAGCAAGGTTGGGGATGGATCCATGTTTATCGTTGCGGTTATCATGCCGGAAGCGCCTCTCCTGGAACTGGAACAACAGTAAGAACGTAGTGAGAAGCAGCCACCGAAATATCTACGGTTTCCGACGCGAAACATGCCTGAATGTTATAATCTGAACTCGGAACCAAACCGGTAATGAGTCGAGAACCACCAATCTTGATCCACTGATCAGTCGCATTAGCAGCCATGGGTTCGATGGTTTGATCAAGTGTGCCTGATCCAATCACAGAACCTTCTTTAACCCAAAGGCCAGCCCTAGCCTCTGTGCCAGCAACGCCTGACTTCAAGTGGATGTCCAAATAGGCCATGACCATACCTGATGGTGGAGCAGCAAACGTCACACCAGCAGCCGCTGTGATTGCCGAATACGCAATAGCAGTTGTTTCGGTAATGATTCCGCCTGCATCCTGAACAGGAACTAACACGTTGAAACGAGGGTCATCGCCTGAAGCAACTGTTCCTGCACTATCCCCTACATCTAGACCCGAAGAATCACCAAGTGCTTCTGGTTGGACCGCTGTACCACCAGCGACAATACGAGCGTCATCACCAGCAGCGACAGTTCCCGGTGTGGTTCCAATTGCAAAGGTCTCAAGAAGTTTGGTCCATGCTCCATCTACGCCTGGTGTTGAACCGGTTGCAGCGCTGGCGCAAACATACAGAGAACCGTCATACGTTACCGCATCACCGACCAAATATGGGTCAGTAGCGCCAAGCAACTCAATGAGGCCTAAAGACAATTGGCCTCCCCAACCGACATGAATTGCATTACAAAACCATTCCAGAGTTTGACCTGGAGCGCAACTGAACTGTTTCTGAATCCACTCCCAACCGATAGCTTCATGCACAATGGTATCGTTAACTTTAAACCCGGCTGGGTTACTCCAGAAACTGTTTTGAACCACTTCTGCCGAGTAATAACGAACCGATGAAACATCAGCAGGAACAGTAAGATCTAAAGTAGAGGAATTATTCTCAGGACCTTGAACAATCATCCCGATAGGTGGAGCTCCTACACCACCAGGATTTGCTACAACAGTAAACGGACCGACATTCGTGAACTCCTGGGGAATCCCATCCGTAAAATCATATGACTTTACAACAGATAACCCAGACCATTCGCCTCGGAAGGATGAACCTGAGTTACTACTCTCTCCGGGGGGACCCACAAGAGTTAGCAACCATGCGGCCTCGTCACCGACGAAACCTTCAGCAACCGCAACGTCATATGCCGACTCGCCCTGAGGACCAGGAACGACTGAATCCTCACCAGCAGTACCGACGAGGGAAGCAAGCCATGCTGCCTCATCGCCGATGAAACCTTCAGCAACCGCAACATCATAAGCTGAATCACCGGGAGGCCCTGGGACGACCGAATCCTCACCAGCAGCACCTACGAGGGAAGCGAGCCATGCGGCTTCGTCACCTTGGAAACCAGTATCAACAGCGACCTGATAAGCCGACTCACCAGCAGGTCCAACTAGCGATGCGATCCACTCTACTTCGGTCCCAACGAAACCATCAGAAACCGCAAGTTCGTAGGCAGACTTACCATCAAGACCGTCTCCGCCATCGTGCAAATGCTTTACTCTGTAGTCTGAGATCGACTTATCGATAAGAGTTTGTATTGAATCTTGATGCGGGACCCGCGGAGTTCCAACTTTTGATGACTTTGGATAGACGCCAGTCATAAGAGGCCTTCCCTTCTGTGATAGTTTCGATTAAGTGATATGCACATCAGGTTACTTCGAAGTTTCCGCAATACATGACAGGCACTTCGTCAGTTATCGATGAGGTAACACGAACCCACACATTCCAACTCGCAGGTCCGAATCCATCAACCTTGACGCAAAGTTCGCCATCAAGAGTAACTGGTTGTGCCCATTCTGTATCTGAGACAGGTCTGGATCCCGGGGATAGAAGAGCAACCTCAACGCCTTCCAGAACTTTAACTTTGTTTAGTTTAACTCGGAAGGGTTGGTATTCCTTCGTCTCACGTTGATAACTCATAGAAGATGTCCTTCCCAGCGTCTTTGTTGAATGGACCCTTCCCATCTTTGATCTTTAAGAGTAGCTTCCCACCTATGTTGAAGCAGTGTGGCTGTTACGGTGATGTTGTGCAATGTGCCAATAGCATGGCCAACATACTCGGTAGATCCTTCGCCGAATCCTTTGGGGATCATGATGCCTGTGGCGGAGCCTACTCTTAGAGTCTCGCCTATGCCATGACCATACATAAGACGGCCGTTGTTACCAACCGCAATACCATACCTTGTAGTGGAACCAAGACCCAAACCTTTTGGTCGGCGTTTACCTGTTGCACTGCCAAACCAAATTATGGTTCCCGATCCTGATCCTTTTGAAATATGCTTACCAGTTGCCGTGCCAAGGTGAGTAGATGACCCAGTCGCTAGGGAGCTAGTTACCGCTCCTGAGGTGCCCATCAGACATCCACCTTAGCCGGAAAGGTGTCGACGCCTGCGTCTCCCAGGAGCATGTACAGATACTCCCGAGCCACTGCGTCCTTGGTTGTCCAGTTGATCGTCGTCTGGGTAAGGCTTGCTGCGGAGACTGAGCCTGCATCTAGAGTGTAAATGGATGTGTTATCTGAGGTGCGGATAACACTGACATTATTGGAGGTGTAGTTGGTAACATAGGCGTATGAGCCATTGGGGGTTACTGCTATACCATATGGACCGGTACCTACTGAAACTGTGGCTACGATTGTGTTGTCTGAGGTGCGGATAACACTGACGTTGTTGGTGTTGTAGTTAGTGACATAAGCATATGCACCGTCAGGGGTTATTGCTAGACCACGTGGACCAGTACCTACTGCTACTGTAGCGGTTACCGTATTATCTGAGGTGCGGATGACACTTACGTTGTTGGTGGTCACGATATAGGCGTATGCACCATTTGAGGTTATTGCTACACTACGGGGACTGGTGCCGACCACTATTGTTACGTTTCCCCCAGCAATGATGTCCTTATCGGAGTAGCCCACCGACTTAACCTGCGTGGGTGAGACATTATCAACATCGACAAGGGCCACCGCACGATGGTTGGTCAGGTCGGTTGCACCTAGCGACCACACTGCTCCTGCTGCCGGGGCGCTGGTGGAGAACAGCCCAATGCCGGAGAACAGGGCACCCTTGGGGATGAATCCCTGACGAGTGTCGATGACTTGTGAGGCGGGGGCGACTGGTGCGGTGAATGCTCCGATTTTGGAGGAGAGGCCTTTTAGACAGAGAGAAATTGATGAGGATTCGTTAGGATTGACAGCGGAGAAATTAACTGTAAACCCATCAGCATCCATTGACTTAAAATGAGTTTGGACAGTATTGCTATCGTTATAACCAACAGAATAAAGAGTAGCGTCAGTCTGTTGTCCTCTTGAGGTGTTAGATGGATTTCCGTTAGTCCCATAGAATCCGTTTGCCCATTGCTGCCCATGTTTGTTCATTAGTCCAATAGTGTTCTGCGCATCACCCGAACTGTTATAAATGGATGATAGAACAAGATCAGGAGAGAACCCAACTCCTGTAACAATCTTATCTATCGCAGTAGCAGGTGAAGTCCAGTTAATAACTTTCGCGCCAGTCAATCCAGAGAGAACCATATAATTAATAACTATAGTATTAAACAGAGCATCATTAGTATTCACAACCCAGTTAAGACGCATGTGAGAACTGTCAGGGAACGAGACGAATGAGGCTTGTTTCTCAACACCACCAATTGCAACCAAATCTATACAGAATGCTTCCGACTCTCTTGAACAAGAAGCAGTGGCAACAGCGTCCGTAGACGTCGCAGACTTACTAAACGAGTTCACAGCACCAGTAGTAAAACCAATACACGACTCATACCCTGCATCCCACGTGCCACTTGCCTGATCTGACCCTGCTGTCCAGAAGATGATCGCCCATGTCCCGGCAGCCGCAGCAGTCATGTCTCGTGGGATCACGATGTCCTGATTACCCGTGGTGGGTCCACTGATCTTGGTGAAGGACCCTACGTCAACGTTCATCTCTCACCTCTCATTCCTGGACTGTGTTTTAGTTTGGTTAAGTGGACGAGGAGCCTTCGGCAATTCCAGTAACTGTGTACTCACCGGCAGCGTTGAATGTCTGGTCGCCAGTCAAGAGTGATCCACCACCGTAGACGCCTCCTGTGGCCAACGACCAGTAACCAACTCGGATGGCTGGTCCTGACGCAGCACCACCTGTGAAGTTCTTTGAGGTGACTGCGGTGTCACCACCTGAAGAAGCGGACCAGTTGGCAGCAACTCGAGCGGCAGCAGACTCATTCGCGGATGAAGTTACTGCACCGGTGGTGTGGATGGACAAGTATGGGTAGGCAGCAATGATTGCGTTGGTGCCAACATCGAGTGCAGTATCAACGAACATGTTTAAGCCTTTCATGAGGAATGAGTATAGATCTGAGAGGTTCCTGGTTCCTTATGGATTAGTTATAGGTTAGTTTCGACTAGGTGCTGAGAGTTATCCAGAGGTTCGTCTCAGCCAAAACCTCGGGCTTACGGTTGCGACCCGCGTTCTCATCGGACCCGAACATAAAAGACTAGTTAGACTGGAGTGTGTGCGAGCGTCCCAGTGGCATCGTTCCAGACATCGGCTGCAGCAACACCAGTAGCCCACACTGGAGCGCCTGTCGTGGAGTTGAATACCACTTTTCCTACAACCTTACCGGTGGTGTTGATAGCGTTGGCTACTGCTTCAAGAGCGGTTGACGTTGAAACCACCGGGACGACAGCCGGACCTGTTGGACCAACCAATGAAGCAAGCCATGCTGCCTCATCGCCGATGAAACCTGCGTCAACGGCAATGTCATACGCCGAAGGACCTTGATCCACATCGGTTACAACATCGCGAATGACTGCCTCGACGTCAGTTTGATGCAAGATGTTAGGTACATGATCACTCATTTGCTTCTCCTTGTGTGTTTGTTGTCATCCAATAGATTGAAAAGTGAATTGATTGTGCCAAAAGTCCCCCCGGAGCAAATATAAAG